CCTTTTGAGAAGTACCTCTCAGTCACGGTCAATTAGATTAACCAATCCTAAAGTCGTAATATACTCTATTCTTACTCATCACTCTTCTAGGTTGCCACCCAAACTCATCCTTGCGGGATTAGAGAACTTTCGAAACAATCGTATCGGGTTTGGGACCCTTTACGGCCATGAACAACTCATGACTAAGTAGTGACCTGTCTACCACGACTAACGAACACTTTTTCTTTTATTTTTTTAGTTTTCACCGTTTGAAAGTAAAAAGTTGATTTGTGGATAATAGATGTAGCGGTTCGTTAAACCAGCCATCCCATCTTTTGAACAAGACGATACTGAACTACACCTTGAAGTCTCCCGACCTCCATACTTCGAGTCTATTTCATAACTGAAACCTTGGTAGGTCTCTGATAAGGAGAACAACAGCACCACCTGTACGAACTCTTACCTTTCGGTTTTAAATCTACTCTAACATTGAACTCCGCAATTGTATAGTTGGACGACCATACTTCTCACAACAGCTCTACGAGTTATTCTTATTGGTGTTCCCACCTCAACCAAACGACCCACATCGCTTAGTCATCCAACCACTTTCCCTACAGTGTTACCCTCAGTACTAAAGATTAAATGATATCTCGTTTGTCTACTCGAGCTCCGTTTCCGAAGCCGCAACCGTTCCAATCAAGAACAAATCACTTTATACCACTTTCATGGTTTATTTTATGGACTATAGACCGCCCAATATATCTTATCATTTTGTTACTCAAAATAAACCCGAAGGTCTCATTATCAAACATTATGAACAGACAATATTTTTATTCAAAGAACTTTTTTGAGAATGAAGAAAAGGGGAAACTTTATGACCAAGTAAACTTGGAATCTTTAATACCCCTTTCCTTCATTTGTCTTACAAAGGTAAGAATGTTTTGGGAAACAATCAAACTTTTTTGTAAGTTTTTTTAACAAGATAACTGAATCCGTTATTCTTCGTTGAAGATGTGTTACTCACCTCCAATCACCTCCCACTCGTAATGGGACAGGTTAACTTCATCTCTATGTTAAAGAACTTTCGGTTTTACCCGATTGTTTTTCAAAGATATGAAGAACTTTTCAATTCGTCAAATCTTTTTTTAAAAATAGTTAAACTATTTTTTGTTGCGAGGGCGAGATTCGAACTCGCGACCTAAAGGTTATGAGCCTTCCGAGCTACCTCTGCTCTACCTCACGATATATCTTAATGATTACAATCCCACTTCCCCATAGTCACCTATCCACGTCATGCGCTGGTTGTACCAGCGGGTGTAATCAAATTTTTAAAGAGCTAAACAACATCCGATAAAAATCCCACAAGTTAATCAAATCTCTCAATAATTTCACTTGTGGGACAGGTTGTTTCACAAAGATAACAAATGGTTTTGACACCGTCAAATTTTTATGAAACTTTTTTTTTGGGGATGTTCACCTTTTCAGGTGTGGACATATAAATATCTCCATTTCCTTCAAAGTATTACAAAAGTAACACTTTTTTTCAATTAAAGGTCCATATCTTCAATATTTTTTTTAATTTGTCTCTTTATTGACCACCAACCATAAATTCCGATAATAACTACCGCAACCATGAGTCCAAAAAATATTATATTATTTATCATTGTAAAACTATTTCAGCAAGTTTAGGAAGATACTCTCCTGACTTCTCTTCTGTTATTTCATCAATAGAAAAATAACCACACTCTGTGTGTTCTTCCCCATCAATAGCATTAACCAAATTAGGATGAATTGGAGTATCAACTTTTAATAAATACACATACATTAATCCTTTGATTTTTTTACCGTCCCTTGTATGTCGAGGTATCATACCAACAAAGGTTAACTCTTGGTCTTGTATGTCAACCGCAGTTTCTTCAAAGAATTCTCTCTTTGCTCCCTCTTGAGTTGTCTCACCTTCGTCGAGTTTACCTCCTGGTATTGACCACATTCCTGGGAATGAACCTAAGTTATTTCTCTTACAAAGTAAGATTTTATCTCCACATTTTACGATGACCCCTGTGTATCTTTTTGTATCCATTGTATTTATATTATATGATAGTTAAAATTAATAATAATATTTTCAAAATCAAAACATTAATTGATAAAAAATCCCAATCGAAGGGTATGATGGGTAAAAAATTTGATAAAACTTTTAATGGTCTACTTTTTTTGATGGGTGGAGATAAACAATGTTTTTGGATGAAGAATTGTATAATCCCCTTAGACATTATTATAATTAAAAATAATGTAATTGTTAATATCCATCACGACTGTTCTCCTTGTAATGGAAATGATTGTCCAAGCTATTGCGGTAACGGAAATATTGTATTGGAAGTCAAAGGTGGTCTATGTGAAAAACTTAATATTGAAGCCGGTGATTCTGTTGAATACTTATTTTGACCCAACAATCTTTTCTTTTAATATTGTTTCAAACTGATGAGCAATCATTTTTATAAATTTAACATAAGGGTGGTCTTCTTTATTTGGGTCATATTGATACTTTCCTTGAGGTGGTCTTTTGCCTCTACCTAAATAATTTAATCCAGATATATTGGTAATACATTTATGTCCACCTGAATTGGCTTGAATTAAATCCCACGCATTAATATTAATCTTATCCATCATCGCAATTTCTTCCTCAGATAAATCTTTGAATGGCTTCTCCATCATCTCTTTAACTTTATTTAACGCGTTCTCCCCTCCATCCATAAACATAAACTTTCCACCATATAACGCATCAAAATCTTTGAATGTAAACCCAACACTCTCAGGACCTGCACTTGTCTCACTCACCCATTTCATTGTAGATAATGGTATATTTTTTTGTTTCAATTGTCCTTCCCATTTTGATAATACCTCTTGAGCTATTTCCCCAAGATTAACACCCTTAAGTTCTCTATCCTTCTTAAAAGGATTACACGATGCCTGTACCAATCCCATTGGCCAAGCCATAATAAGAAAGTCTGCCTCAGGATTATTTCTAAATGGGGTATACCTATCATAAGACCCAGGTTTAAACATACTACCTCCTCCATATTGAAAAATAATATTATCATTGACTCTTGGAAATCCCTTCATTTTTGTTTTGTAATCTTCTGCATTTTTTTGTAATTCTTCTGGTTTTGCGGCATTTGTTCTTGTCATCCAAGTCTTAATGTTATTTAAAATAGACATTAGTGATGGTTCAGAATCCATAACTAATCCTTCAAGAAATTCTGGTTTGTTTTTAAATGCTAATAATAATTTATTAATAACAAACCCCAACATCATTTTATTCTGTTGTAATGGTTTTTCTTTATCATATCTATAAAGATAGTTAACTACTTCGTTTGGTGTTATATTATGTTTTGCAAAATCGGCAGAGTCAACTGTATTAATTAAAAGAATATCTGAAGACGGAAATAAATCTTTCGGTGATACTACTTGAGATATTGTCTCAACATTTGAACGAGCTCCTCTAAATTGTTTTGAAGTTCCTTTTTCAACACCTACTTGTCTATCATGGTGGTCTGTATGAATAACAAACATTGGTTTACCATGAGCAAAATCAACTAACACAGGCATTGTATCACCTGTTGCATCATTCTTTTTAACTGAAAATTCTTTATCACCATATTGAATAATATGACAATCAACTACATCAATACCATTATCTTCAAGATATTTCTTCATTGCAATTGCAGTTGTTACTCCATCCAAGTCTTGGTGAAAATAAATTTCTGCTTTAGGATATCTATCTTTTAAAGCATTGATATTTCTTAATCCTGTTTCTGATATGAGTTTTTTCACTATTATCCTCGAAGTTTTTCACCAAACCAACTAATAAGTTTATCAAAAACGTCTTGGTCTAATCCTAATTTGTGTAACGCCTTGTATGTTGCAGGACCTGCAATACCATCGTCAGTTATTTTTTCGGCCTTTTGAAACATTTTAAGAGCATTAACCGTTTCAGTTCCCCATAATGAATCATCAGGAATTTGGAATAATTTTCCCTTAACCATTACCTTTTTCATTTTAAAATAATCATTAAGAGCTGTTTGAAGTTCAAAAACTTCTTGACCACTCATTTGATTTTGTTCTTTAATAACTCTTTTAACCAATCTTGTTATATCAGCTTCAGTTAATCTTATAATTTTCTTTACCATTTTATATTATTTGATTTTAATTTACATTCCAGGAATTGGATTCATTTTCCCCGTAAACGTATCTCTTAAGAATTTAGCTAATGGGTCAAGATTTGGTTCTGAACTTGTGGATGAAGACGTACTTTGTTGATTATCTGTTTTAATTACCGTTCTTTTGGGACTAAATTGGTCATCAAAGTTTTGTTTAGCTTCAGGTGTTTGATTATATTCTTCAACTTTTTTTGTGAAATTTTCATCTCCCATTTTTTCAGCCAATTCTTCAGCACCTACCCAATTACCTAAACCAACATAATCAAGGAATCCTAACCACCATTTTGTAGATTGCATTAAAATTCTTAATCTTCTTTGAGATGGACTTCTAAATAATCTTGGAATTCCACCAAAAAATACATTTGTAAAAAATCCTGGTTTAGTAAGAGTGGCGGGATTAAATACTTTTTGAGTTTTAAGATAATTTTTTAGAAGTTCAACATCTTTGACAGTGGCAGTTTTATTTTTAAAGTTCTTTGCAAGAACCCCAGCTCTTTTTTGGAACATTGCACCTTTCTTACCAGCATTATTTAATAATTGGAAATAACTTTTTATCGTATTTTTCATTCCTTTGAATGGTCCTGTAGGAATTTCATCTATTGTTTTAATAACTTTGTCTCCAAAAGAACCTCCCATTTTCTGTAGAAAACTTCCTATAACACCTTTTTCTTTTGCTAATTTTTCTATAGTTGCAGTCGCAGCTTTATATTCTTTACTACCTACAGCAGCCCCTTTAGAAAGTTTTATTGCAGACTCCAAAGCTTTGACAGATGTACCTCCAATTTTTAGTGCCCCCAAAACAGGTTTTGCAACAAGATCACCAGCATATGGTACAGCAGAAACAAGTGTTAAAACTCCAAAAAGAGTGTCCCCTTGAATAAAGTCTGATGTTGAATTAATGATGTCCATTATTGGGGTTGGGTCGAAAATACCTAACACGTCCCTTACGGTATTATACCACGCCTCTTTAATCAAATCTTTATTCTCATATTTTTTTTCAACAATGATACTTTTTTTGATTACCATTAGTTGGTCTTCTGTAATTACAAATTGAGCCATGTATACTTTTATTTATAAATATCCTTATAAACAAAAAAAAGGGTCATAAGACCCTTTAATTATAATTCTAACTTAATTTGTTTATTTCTATCAATAAAATGTTGTACTCTTTCTTGAGCAACTTTACAATAATTAGGACTCAATTCAATTCCAATCCATCTTCGTCCAAGAATTTCCGCGGCAACTAAACTCGTACCAGAACCCATGAATGGGTCAAGAATAATATCATTTTTATATGTTAATATTTTAAGAGCTCTCATAGGTATATCCATTGAGAAGGTTGCTTTGGTTTGTTGTTTGGTATCTGCAAAGTATTCCCATTGACCATAAACTAAACTCATAAACTCTTTTTTATCCTCATCTTGATAAACCATCTTCTTTTTGATTGACCCGTCTTCCTGTTCAATATCGGTCATCTCTCCTGTCCATTGTGATTCACCTTTAATCTTCTTAATACGATCTTTCTTATACGCCAATATAACACACTCCTTTGGATTATATATGTAAGGACTTGATGGACTCATCCATGAACCCCACGCTGTGGTCTTACTTCTATGCGGTGAGTTCTCATCAAGGTCAACGAGACCATAAAAATTAAACCCGATTTTTTTCATAATTGCCCAAAACTCAGACATAAACAATACTCTACCTCCTCTATCTTGTACATTGACTTCATATGGAATATTAACTGCAATTCTTCCATCATCTTTTAATACTTTAAATGATTCTGTTAACCATTCTTTAGTCCATTCCCAATAATCTTCCATGGACATTCTATCATCACAACTATCATAATCAATGCCTACGTTATAAGGTGGTGATGTAACAATTAAATCAATCGAGTCATTAGGCATTTTAGACATAACGTCTACACAATTATCATTTATTATTTTATTTGTTTCTAACATTATAATTTACCTTCTTGTTTTAATTGTTCTCTAATTTTTGTTGCGGATATATCACTAACTTCTTGTGGTGGTATATGTTCAATAATATCATAACCAACTCCTCTTCCAAAGTTTATTGATTCAATATCAGGTATTACTATAACTTTAACTCTCTCTTCACCTATAAGTTTCCATAATTCTTTCATGATATTATTTTTAACTTCAGATGCTTCAAATGGATTTTTCTCGTCAGGTATAATGTCTCTAATAACAATGAGAACATTCTTACCATCTTCAAGACATTGGTTTACCAACCATTTATGCCCGTCATGAAAAGGCTGAAATCGTCCAACAACCATGGAGTATTGTTTACCTTCAGTGTTTTTTAATTTAGGGTCTCCTTCAACGTGAATTTTTTTCATTATATTTTTAATTTGACTCTGATTTCTTGAAGGGTGTCAAAAACTTTTTTATTGGTTGTATCAACATCAATAAAGTTTTCTAATGGTTTTTCATATCCCTCAACATGAAACAATTCTCTCCCTCTTATCTCATTGGTATGAATATAAAGTTCAACAATATCTTTTCCCATCTTTTGTTTAAATCTGTCTCTTTGGTCTTTGTAAGGTGAAACTAAACAAACTACAGGGTTCATATTTTTTTTATGTAAAAAATGAGCAATGTTCTGTGCTAACTCGATGTTCTTTCTACGTCCTTGTTCGCTGTAGTCTTTATTCTCAAAGATTTCTCTGATATCATCACCATCAACCAAAACCGCCTCACCTCCCAATGCCGCAATTAACCAATTTCCTAAAGTGGTTTTTCCTGAACCAGGTTGTCCTGTAAGCCAATAAATCATTTTTCTAAATTTTTAATTTTACGGTTTAAATAAAATGCCGCTTTTTTAAGGTCTTCCAACTCTTTTGCTTGGTCTTTCTTACCAGCTCTTGCAACATATTTTACTACATTAAAGAGGTAAGCATCTTTGTCTAAAGCCCAAGCTTCACAGACTTTTATTACTTCGTATGGATTATCTACTCCACCATAGTGATTTGGTCCATTTACCATTTCTTTACTCATTTTTTCCCCATTTTTTTTCCATGTACTCAATATACCTGTCTGTTTTATTACCGTTGTATAAAAAATATACAAAGTAATAATCAATTATCCAGTCTAATTTTTTAAGAAATTTTTTCAAAATTACTTAGAATTTTTTTCAGGTTTATTACCTTTCTTGTAAGGTTTCTTTTCAACTTGTTCAGTTGGTTGGTCACTTGATTGTTCTGTTACTTCTTCAGCAACTTTTTTACCTCTTGATAATTTCCATTCTGTTTTGGAAATATAACCCCATGATGACCCCACCATGTTATAGGCTGTTTTTTCATCTACTCTTTTAATTTCTCCAAGTTCAACTTCTTTTGTTGCTCTAATTGCTTTAATACACTTCATTGGTTGTTTCCTCCATGTTTTTTTTTATTGTTATTAATATTTCTTTATCGGTTTTCCCTTCACAAAATAAATCATAGATACGTGAACTAATGTCATCTTCAAAAAATAACACATCACTTTTTCCATAATAACCTTTTAAATTATTATCTTCTAATGCTTTGATACAATATTTTAAATTGATTGTCCTCTTGTTGAATCCCATAGTATAATAATAAACAAATTACTCTTCAGAGTCAAAGTTTTTTATCTTTTCTAAATAAAGGTTTAAATCTTCAGGCGTTCCTAAACCCCACATTTTTTTCACTTCATAAACTCTTATTTTTTTATTATCTTGAACCGCTTGGTTAAAAACAGGGCAAACATAAAATTCATTATTAACTCTTACGTTTTTTTCAATCATTTTTTCAGCATATCTGACAAAATCAGAACCGTGTTTCCAATAATAAAATCCAACTGTTGCGTTATCGGAGATAGGGTTTTTTTCTGCAACTTCCGTAACATAACCATTATCATCCACTTTGGCAAAAGACCATTTAGGGTGAGTAGATTTAAACGTAACAATACCTCCATCGGCATTTGTTTCGTTCATTTTATACATAAACTCATTTGAATCCCACACCACAAATTGGTCAGAATTGGCAAAAAATAATGGAGAATCGTTATTAATGAATTCTTTAGATAATAGTGCGGTACAAGCCGCTCCTTCAGTTACACCATCAACATCAATAATTTTACAATTTGGAGTTATTAAATTTAATAAAGTATCTAAATTATATTTTTCACGATGTGATTTTTGAACCACGTAAATGTAGTTGGCATCAATGTTTAAATTGTCAACAACAACTTGAATCATTGGTTTATTATTTACATCAATAAGTGGTTTTGGAAATGTATATCCATCCAATTGAAATCTTGACCCAGCTCCTGCCATTGGAATAAGAATGTTCATTTTACGGTCTTCCCATTTTGGTGTTATCATAATATTTCCTGATTTTATTTCTGATATTTTTTTAGTTATGTTAATGTAAGTAACTTCAAGAGGTGATTTTACTCTTATCACGTGAGATTTACTTCTCGACGCTGCAAGTAAACCATATGGAGAATCTTCAACAATTAAAGTTTCCTCAGGTAAACACCCAACCATAGACATTGCTTTCCAATAAATTTCTGGGTGAGGTTTCGAATTTTTAACATCTTCATTAGATAAAATTAAATCAAAAAATTCAATAATTCCTAACTTGGATAATGCCGTTAAAACAGTTTTTTTAATACTATTAGAGCAGACAGACAACTTATAACCTTCATTAACTAACATAGTCATTGTTGTAACTAAATCCGGATTATATTTCAAATTCCTTAAAGATTGTAGGGTGTAAGTTTGTTTATTATCCCAAATTTCTTTGAATTGTTCTTTAGGTAAACCTTTACGTTTGTGTAACATATCTAATTTTTGATTGGTTTTTAAACCATCATAAATTGATAAGTGTTCATCCCAAGTTATAGAATAACTACCTAATGCCTTATTTAAAGATAAATAATGAATTTCTTTGGCATCAACTAAGACTCCATCTAAATCAAATATTATTGTTTTAATCATTATATCTTTCTATAAAATCTGAGCAAATACCCAAACAGTTTGAAACAACGTCATTATGTATTTCAGGCGTAACGGCAATACTCCCAATAATAGGTTGTTTACCGGGATATGTCCACATATAATTTTTAGATGTTAATGTTAGGGTATCTTGTTCGTGCCAAAAATAATGTAATGAGGAACTCCTAATCCAATTTAAAGATTCAACATTTTTACAATGAACCCATAATTTATCAATTCTTTCACCTAACCACTCATTACTAACTTCATATTGTGGCACATCGTGTCCCAAATAAATTTTACTATCAACCCACCATAAGTCCACTTCAACATCATACCCTAATTGAATTGCATTATCAATATATTCAGGGTTGTTTTCTTTTTCCGGTAATTTACCGTTTGTGTTTCCTCTATGTGAGATTAATATCATTTTTTAAGAATTGGATGTGATTTAGGGTGAATAACACATTTTCAATGAAGAATAACGAATTCAGTTGTCCTGTTGAAAACCCTTACAAAAAAGTTTGATTTTTTCCAAAGTTTTTTATCAGATTATTCCTTAATCCAACCGTTAGTATTTGTCTTTTTGACTTTGTAAGACAAGTTAAGAGAAGGGGTAGTAAAGGTTCCAAGTTTACTTGGTCGTAAAGTTTTCAATGAATTTAATAATGTGTTTAAGTTTTCTTCACTAATTAAACTCCATTCATTGGAAAATCTTGGTTTTATTAATTTTACAATTGAATTTACATTCATTTTATAATTATACATAGGTAATACTTTTTCAGACCATCTGACGTCTTCGCCATGTCCCCACCCAATACTCTCATCTAATTTGTGATTTATCATAACATGTTTTTTTGCTATCCAATATCCACCACTAATGTATTGATATTTAGTTAAATTATTAATATTATATGGTAAAAAAGTTTCTGTTTGCTTTGAATATAGACATTCGTGTTTATTCCAATATAGTGCCCAATCATGAAATCTATCACCGTTTATATCAATAATCCTATTCATCATAATATCCCAAGGCTCATCAAATAACAACATATTTTCGTACCATTTTTCACCCAATGAAAAATAATCGTGCATGAATACAATGTTTTCATATTTTGAATATTGTGTTATTAAATTTTTCTTTACAGTAATAAAACCTTTTTCATCATCAAATGGGATATGCGTTACTAAATCAAAATGTTCATATTTATTTTTACCTCCAACTATTATTATTTCGTAGTTTGGTATGTTTTGAATTAAAATTGTATTAATAATTTCGTAAATTCTACTAATAACCTCCTCATCAGTTTTTGTTTCTCGATGATTATGTTTTCCGCCTGTTATAATTCCAAATGTAAAATCCATCTTTTTTAATTGATTTTTCAGTATCTTGACCTTTATTTGAACCTATTTATATTATCGTTTCCATTTATAACCTCCATCGGTTAACGCCTTGTATCATCTCTCAAAACTCACATAACGTTGATTAAATCCCATAGTATAATAATAAACAAATTACTCTTCAGAGTCAAAGTTTTTTATCTTTTCTATGTTAACAATTTGAAATACATATGCCATTATTTTCCTTTTCATTATAGGAACCAATGTCTCATTCATTGGAAAATTATGTGATGTTTTCATTTCAAATATAGGAAATTCGTGGTGTTGTCCTGATTCTTTCCAAGTTGAATAGTTATCAATAATTTTAACCATGTTAATATCTTTAGGTTCATCATTGAATATTAATTTAAGGTGAGTCTTGCTGTTAATATCATCCCCTTTTGCTTTTTTGATTTGATATTCCCATACATAAAGTTTGTTGTCATATTTGTCATAAAAATATATATAACCAACTCCGCCTGATAAATTATGTTTGTTTTTTTTAAGGGAAACAGATAGTGAATCATATGCCATGTTCCAAATAGATTTGGCCATGTTGAATGCATCAAATAATTTAACACCCGAATATTTGATGGTCTTATCTAATTCATATTCTTCCTCAGAACTTAGGTCTCTTGGCTTTTTAGGATAAAGTTCTTTTAATAAAATTTCATCATCACAAGATTCAAATACTTTATTTGTTAATAATAAAGTATTCTCTTTAACAATTGATTGTAGATTGGCAAGATGCAATGATAATTCAACAAAATCTGGATATATTTCAAGTTTGTCAAACCCTTTCTCACACTTCTGTAAGTAATCTAATAAAGTATATTTGTTATATTCGAAATCAACTGGTTCTTTGAATAACCATTCAGGATTAAGTTTAAATAACATTTTCTTTTTTCTTGCCATATTTCAAATATAATATTCTAATTGGTGTTAATCAATTCTGATGATATAAAATAATTTATCCTGAACATATATTTCATCAGCATTTCCATCATAACTACTTATTGTATGTCCATATCCATCAGTATCTATTACTCCTTGAATAAAATCATCCTTATCAATGTAGTACTCCCAATTTAATCCGAATGTTTCCATAAAC